CAACCGAGAAGAGAATTCCGTTTGGAATATAATTCTGATTATTCAGCGTATGTTATTTTTGGCAACAATCGTGCAGGTATGATACCAAGTGAAGGCGCAGAAATTAAAGTGGTTTATCGTGTTGGTGGTGGAACGAGAGGAAATATTGTTACAGGCGGTGTTAAAGCACAAGGAACAATTGGAATAGATGTATTTCCTTTTGGGGTAGCAATAGAATTTACAAACTACACTAAGGGCGAATTTGGATATAATGGGGATGGTATTGAAGAAATTCGTCAAAAATTACCTCAATATATTTGCACACAAGATAGGGCGGTAACCGGAAATGATTATAAAACATTAGCAGATCAATTTGCAAGTGTTTATCATGGTCAAATTGGCAAATCAATGGCTGTATTGAGAAATTATGGATGTGCAGCAAATATTGTTGATTTATATGTATTAGCAAAAGAAGGTTCAGATGGATTAGAAGAGGCTTCAAATGAATTAAAAGTTGATTTGCAAGATGAGTTAAATGAAAAAAAAATGATTACGGATGAATTGTGTATTAGAGATGGTGTGATTATTGAAGTTGATATCAATTTAGATGTTACTGTAAATAGATCTCGAAGAAAGTATGAAGATGAAATAAGAACTAGAATTGTAAGACGAATTGATTCTTTTTTCTCTTTAAATAATTGGGAATATGGGCAAGATTTAAAAGATACTGATTTAATTAAAATTTTATCCGATGTAAGAGAAATTATAAATACCGACATCACACTTACGACTTCTGATCCTGACAACAGTGGATTAACAGTCACAGCCGATTTCAATGAAATAATCCGTTATGATGATGTGACTATTTCATTCACTTACGAGTAGCGGAGAAACGTATGGCAATAAAAACACTTAATGAATCGCCAACAATAGCGGATACGGTGCTTATTGATTTGGAAACAACAGATGCCGATGGATGTCTGGTTGATCCGTATAAAGTCAATAATGTAACAATTTACTTCATTGAAAGAGATTTTATTAGTGGCAATCTCACAGAATATGAAACTAAAAATTACAACCAAGATAAATTGGCTTCAGCTATAGCCGCAGAAAAATTAGCTTGTACATCTCCAACCGCCTCAAATATTGAAAATGCAACCAATTTAAGACAAGATGCCGAAGAAAGCGTAGTTGCTTCTACTTTTTACTTCAATGAAGCAATTCCTTCTGACAACTTTGGCACCGAATTATTTCCTGCTTGGTTATCTACTGATACAGATAATGCCATATTAGAGCGAACCGGAACCGGGATATTTCAATTAACTTGGGAACCTAAGGGGAAGCGAGAAGGACAATATTTTGTTTGTTGGACATGGACTGTAAATGTGGCGGGTGATACTTCAACAAACTATCGACAATTTGATCTCTTTAGCGCAACACAAATAACTACTGCCGTTCCAACCCATTTTACTGATCCTATTAAATATGAAACTTTATTAGAACGATATACGCCTAATATGTTTAAGAGTTATTTGGGCGATGCCGACTTAACGCCTGAGGTTATAGATAATTTTAATGGGGCTATAGCAAAAGGGTTTACATTTATAGAAGATTTAGCCAACCAGGTAATTGATTTATTAGATGCTAATGTTACCAATGAATCATTTTTAAATTTATTGGCAAATATGTTCAATCTTCAACTTCGAAGTGATGATCCAACATTGTGGAGGCGGCAAATTAAAAGGGCAATCCCATTATTCAAACGAAAAGGAACACTTTTGGGATTAGAAGAGGCACTTGCGCAGGCAGATATTGCTTTAACTAAATTAACCAAGCTTTGGCAGGTCATTTCACCTTATACATGGGTAGAAGGTTTATTAGTAACAAATAATGGGCAAACAGAATTTATATTAGATAAAAATCCAATTTTGCCTATTGATGTTAACAACTTTGAGCTTTCTATTCGCCCATCGGGCAGTGATGATTTCGTTGATTTGACATCCGATTATACTACATTTGCAACAGTTGATGGTGTAACCACTATGACTTGGGTAGGTCATCAACTGTCTATGAATCCCGTTATTTTGGCAGAGGGCGATCTTTTAAAAATAACATATGAAACAAATAACGTCCCTAATACTACGCAACAGTCTATTGAAGATTACATTAGAGTGTTGCCATTAGCCGATCAAAGAGATGATAGATTGCAAACTTATCCGGTTAAAAATTGGAATGTGAGAGTAATTGAAGAAGATGATCCTCTATTTGATATCATAATCCCTGCAAGACATCCTTACACCCCAGCAGTTGTCTTTGGTCAAATACGAACCGAATTTCCATTCTCAGAAAATATTTACAATATGGATGAATATAATGGTAGTTTAAGGGATTCAACTGATCCATGTGATATTGACAAAGATTTTTTAGATTGTTGCACGCAGTGTTTGGGAAGTAAATTTTCAGTAGACATTGAAATTGAGAGTTTGTCGGATGATAGAATTATTGAAGCGTTATCAATTATAAATGAGTATACGCCCTTTCAAGCGGTTCTTCATACTATGAATTTTTCTGGAGGGGTTGAAGAATTTGTAAATTGTGGTGTGGAGGAAGTTGAAGCTTTAATTACGGTAGTGGTAGATGAAAATGTTTATTGTGGTACTGCTCAAACTATTTTCAGTAGAACTATGGAAAACAATGTATGGGAAATGCCACCTGAAATGGTAAAAAGAAACGAGGCGGCTGATCTGCGTGCTGTGGTCACGGGTATTAAAGGTACTGCGAGTAATAATCATATTGTTCTTTATGCTCCTAATGTGGATTTCCAAGAGCTTAATTTTAATAATGCAACATATCTTAATGACCCAGATTCCTATGTGGCAGGAACTAATGATAATGTGCTTGAAATTTTAGCTCCAGCTATTGGCAGAGCAGGCACTTATACTATTTCGGGAGAACCAACTAAAAATACAATTTGGATTGATCCAGCTAGCCCAGATACGATTTCTGAAAGTCCTTTCCGCACAGGTGAATTCACATTCAGATTATCTAATATTGTTTATACCAATGCTGTAAATTCCATTTCGCGTGATGATGTAAACAATTTTTCTGATTCTTCTGTTAATTTTGGATTATTGGGAGTAAAAACACAGTGGGATGTAGATAATGATGTAGATTATAGCGGAGGGGCATGGGAAATTAAAATTGGAGCTTCTAATTATACTATTCTTACTACACTGCCTGATGGCTCATTATTGATAGATGGTGGTGTAGCAGGCTCGGGTATAAATTACACCCTTTTAGATGACAGTCTTGTTCCTATTACTACAAGTACAACTGGGGCATTAACGGTAACAGCACGGGGTAAAGTTGTAATTACAGATGCCGCCACATCTGATATTAGAATTTTAGTTAATATTGAGGATTATGTAGTTTGGGGTGGCTCTGAATATAAAGTTATTGGATTTGAAGAAGGAACCACCAAAACCCTTTACATCGATTACAACGGATTAGCAGGAGCAGGAGCAATTAGTGTGTACCGTAGATTGGTAGATGGCGAAGTGGGTTGTGTAGCATATAGTGGTATTACACTTACTACAATTGCGGATTATGAAACTAATTTAAATATCCAAAATGGCGCTAATGCACCAGGATATCCGTGGGAGGATGGTGGGTTCTTAGAACAAGGAACAGGAACAGATGCACCTTCAACCGAATGGACTCTACCATTTAGTGATGGGCATTTTAAAGAAGATTTTCTACTTTATGTTGATGGCGATTATTTTGTTATCAATGATATAAATGGAACAGAAATTACACTCGGCGGTCCCAGTCAAATTTGGGGAACCACTGGTTTGGCTACAGATTTTACTATTTATAAAGCAATGAAAGAAGATTTAACCGTGCGACCACAACGAGATCCGGTTGGACCGGGATATGCATTTGATTTCGTGGATAGAAGGGGTAAAGATATTGTCGTAAATACTGTCGAAACTGGAACCTCTATGGCGTTTAAAGCTGCTATGTTGAACGCTGCAAACAAAAATGAAATTGCTGATACTATTCAACAATCAGAGGAAGTTTCATTTAATATTGAGTGGGCAAGCGGATTAGAAGAAAAAGGAGAATTATGAACGTTAACGAACAAATAAAACCCGAGGGTACAATAGAACGAATTGTTGATTATCTTGATGGACGAAAAGAAATTACAACTTTCAATAATACCATTCTTCGCAATGGTCGTATTGCTTTGGCTAAATCACTAGCAAATGAAGTAGATGATACTTATGATTTTTATATTTCCCAAATGATCTTTGGAACAAATGGTACAAGTGGTGGTGTCCAAAAATTTGTAGCTGCCAGCCGGACAGGTTTGTTTGGCGTTACTGAACTTTCCAAGGCTATTATTGCAAGTAGAGATGAAACACAAGTGATTTTTACCTCCGTGATTAGTTTTACAGAAGCTAATTCAGCAGTATTGAATGAAATGGCTCTCCGAATGCACAATGGACAACTTTACAGCATGGTTACTTTCCCCGATCTTACTAAAACCAATCAAATGCAGATAACATTTAATTGGCGAATTTCGATGGTATGATAAATAGTTTATAAAAACATGTAATTTGCATACTATAATAATTATATGCTCAATAAAAAACAAATGCAAATTTTTATAGGATCTATGTTGGGGATGGGTGCATTATTAAAAACTTCACCTGTGGTGCTTGTAGATTTGAAAAAGGACAATCAATGTGCGATCACTTTGGCGAAAACAAAAAACAATACATGATGTGGCATCTTTTAGAATTTAATGAATTTAATTCAAAATTAAAAATAAGAAATACATTTCCTAGTGGGTTAGTTAAAAGCAAAAGAGATAATATTTGGAAAGGATACTCATTTTATACAAAATATCTAGAGATATGGAAAAGGTTGGAAAACCAATGGTATGTTCCTATTGAACACAAGTGGTTCAAAAGGAAGAAAGTAGTTCCAAAACACATAAGATTAACTCCTCTTGTTCTTTGTGTGTGGCATATGGATGATGGGTATTGCAATCCTCAAGATGCGAATATTGAATTAAACACTCAAGGATTTACACACGAAGATGTAGAATTTTTAATAGAAAGACTTAAATTAGATTTAGGAATACAAAGTAAAATTAAAAAAGATCGTGGCAAAAATAAAATTTTCATAGGTAGAAAATATTATTTTGATTTCATAAACATGATTCGCCCTCATGTGGAGTGGAATTGTTTTCAATATAAATTAGATACGACAACATATGATAAAATTGCACAAATTGGGGAACATCATTCGCAATCCAAGTTAACAGAAAATCAAATTAATGAAATATTTAGACTGAGAGATAGAGGATTGCAACAAAAAGAAATTGCAAAAATTATTAAAACATCAAAACCCAATGTAAGTTTTATACTCGGCGGAAAAAGATGGTCGCACTTAGGAAAAAAACGAGAATATATTAAAAAGCCTAGAATTACACAACAACAAAAAGAAGAAATTACAAATCTATCTGAGATGGGTTTGCAACAAAAAGAGATAGCAAACAAAATAGGATGCAATCAATCTACTGTGAGTAGAATTCTAAAATGAAAATTGAAGTTAAATTAAATGCAATTTATGTTAATGGAGAACTCTTTGATTGGGGCGTTCCCAAAGAGGCCGTAGAAGAATTAGAAATGAGTTATGACCCAGTATGGAAAATGAGATGCTATCAATCTATACGGAATCATTTCATAAATAGTTTTTCTGAGTTTTTGGGACGAAAAATAACATTTAAAGAAATAAATGAGGCAATTAATGCATAAAATTATTTTTTGGTTATAATTGGCGGCGTAAAACCATGACATTTTTGCAACGCAAAAATGCTTGCCTTGGAGTGAGCCGTAGCGAAGCGTAAGCGAATGGAGAGGCAAGCCCTTGGGTCGTGGATGTAAGCCGCCAGTGGAGAAAATTTTTTTCATTTTGTTCACGAAAAATTGTTAGTGTCATAACTATATAATTACGTGGACAGATTTACTAGCAGAAAACTCACAAGACAAAAAAGAGAAAATCAAACTTGCAAAGTGTTTGAGTTAAAGATTGATCGCTCACACCTTTCCAAGTTTGCAGTCAATCATTTGTCTAATATGTTTAAGGAAGCCAAGTGGTTTTACAATCATTGTCTCGCTCTTGACGCTGTGGATGAAATTGATACTACTGTACGTGAAGTTCCTGTCAAAGTAGGTGATGAATTTGAGACAAGAAAATTAAATGTCCTAAAAGGTCAAATGAAGCAAAGTATTAGGACAAGACTTTGGGGGTCATTACGTTCGTTGAAATCAAGAAAAGAAAAAGGGTATAAAGTAGGACGACTTAAATTTAAGAGCGAAGTCAATTCTATACCACTCGTCCAATACAATAAGACATTTTTCCTCAAAGGAAACAGAGTAAGAATACAAGGACTGAAAAAATGGTTGAAGGTTAGTGGTGTTGAGCAAATACCTGAAAATTCTGATATTGCTTGTGCCACACTTGTACGCAAAAGTCAAGACTTTTACATTAACGTCACTACTTACCAAGACAAACAAGAAGTAGAAGTTCCTGATGCAAGCATTGGCATTGACTTTGGTTGTGAGACACAATTAACATTCAGCGATGGAATAAAGGTTGAGTTTCAAGTTCCTACGAACAAGAGAATTAAAAGACTTGATCGTAGGATAATGCGTAAGGGAAGACCACGAAGTAAAAAGAAAGAGCAAGATAGAAGAAAAAGACAAAAAGAGTATGAGCAACTGTCGAACAAGCGTAAGGACATTAGGTATAAGATAGTCAATGCTATTACTCGTTGTTTTAAGTATGTTTGTTTCCAAGATGAGAGCATACATGCTTGGCATAGTGGCAATCATGGAAAGAAGGTTCAATATACTGGCATTGGTGGGATTATCGGAGATTTGAAGCACAAATCTCATACGCCAATCATGGTAGATCGTTTCTTTCCTTCGACTCAACTGTGTCCAAGTTGTGGAAGCAAACAAAAATTGAAGTTAAGCGAACGCACTTACTCATGC